TCAGCATCAGCAAATTCACTGAAGTCTTCAGTTTCACCTGGTTTTAGTTGGTAGGAGTTGAACTCTGATGTGGTAAGGGAGTGAATTACCTTACCTTTCTTTTTGATTAGTATCTTAGCGGTAGTGTGGAAGAGAGTGTCATCGATATCGAATATTGTAAGTCCACCATCTTTGTATTGCTTTGCATATTCTTTAAATTTGAGCATCTTTTCCATCTATAGTTATATTATACTATACTTCCGATTTATTGTAAACAAGTTTTTTGTAACAGAATTGTAACAGGATGTAACCTATTTTAACAATTCCTTCTTAATCTGGGTGATCCTAGTCTTATCATTACTTTTTATTGCTTTGTATATATCATTAAACTTTTTAGTGTATCCCTGAACCACGGCGTTATTAGGCCATATCACCGCTCTAACATTTGCATATCCGGCTTGATTGAGTCCTTGTTGCTCAGACTTAATCAAGAACATAGCTGGGGCGTATATTCCAAGCTCTTTAAGATTAAATGGCTTCTTAGATTTCAATAATGCTGGGTTCACAGTAGTGTGATAGGAACCCTTTAGTTCAAATACATTAAGACTCTTATTTTTAACTGGAATGAAACCTATATCTCCATCAATAAGGATCGAACAGTTATCTAAACCAACTTTACCTGACTTATAGTCCTTGCCAAACATAACGGTATTGGCGACTGATTCATCATTAATCAGATCTGCAAAGTTAGAACCTTTTTTAAGCTTGTTAAAGTCATATCTTTTTTGAGAATCTTTTTTAACTCCAAGTGCTTCCATTACTTCATCAACCTTTTTAAGAAAGGTTTCTATAGCTTTATACTTTGCAGCATCTTTTCTATCTTTAATACCTAAATCAGACGAGAAGCCTCCATACTGTTGGAAGTCTCCTGGTTTAGAACCTTTCTTATGAGATACAAATACAACATTTTCTTTCTTGTATTTGAATACCATATCTGCTTTAGGTCTACCAGAGACTTGATCAAAGTCATCAACTTCATAGACATGATCTCCAACTTTAAGTCGAACTGAGCCGTATTCCTTAATCAGTTTCTTTAATGCATCCTTTGTCTGTACGACTTGTTCAGATTCAACTGCTTCTGTTTTATCTGATTCAGATTTTACTCGATCTGGATATTTAAGTAGCCAATGAGCAGATACTAAAACAACCATATTCTCTTTTGAGATATTCAATGGAATAATAAATGGGTCATACACCGCTTTGGCAGATCCTTTTGTAAAGGATGTCTTAAAACCAGTCGAGAATCCAGGAATAGATTTAACTGAACTCTTTCCTATTCTAAAAGCAACGCTCTTAGAAAAGATATAACATGTAACTGCACTGTTGTCTGAAAGGACATTAGATAATTTAGCCAATTCTGGATTGGCTACAAATACCTCTAAAAGTTTAGTTTTGACCTTAGTCACTGATCTCTGAGCAGCAACTATGTCTAATTCATTTTCGAATTTTGCCATTATTATCCATCAATAATTGTTACTTATCCATTATTTATATAATAAAAAAGGGAGCCGAAGCTCCCTATTCTTAAAACTTAAACCCTTCCGTCGTCAGTCGTTTACCTATCGGACTGGCGTCAAAGACTGGTTTATCATCTTGCCCTGAGTCTGCAATATTATTCTGAGCAGAGATCTCTACATCGTACAACTTCATCTTAGATCTATCTACACCGATGACGAATCGTTTGTAATAAGATGGATCATTATATCGATTCTTTAATTGTTTAACCATGATCTGGCCAAGTTCTTCAAGTTCTTCGGTAGAGATAAGTGCTAGCATTAAGTCAACTGTTGCTGGCAAACCAAAGGATTCGGATGTGTCTTCTAGACCCGGGTCGGAATTCGTAAAACCGGACCTGGTAGTCTGTGTGGCACTCACGATGGGGACATTATATTCTACGGCCAAACCCCTTAGTTCTTCAGCAATCGTTTTGACATAGGTATAACTATTTACGTTAGCCCCATATCGAAGTCTTTGTGAACTACATATATTTAAGTAATCAATATAGATAATGTCAGGAGAGAATTCTTGTTTCAATTTTAACTCTTCAAGTAAGGCTCTGAAATGACCGGCATGGGCACCGGCTGTCGGATACTCTTTAATGATGAGTTTACCTTGAGACTTCTTCCTGACCTTATCTAACCTGGTATCGAAGATATTCTTATCTACGACTTTAAGTTCATCCATGGATAGATTAAGTAGATTTGCATCAATACGTTCTGCAATTCTTTCCTCAGCCATTTCCATGGTAATATATAAAACGTTCTTGTTATCTAGTAGATTTGCCGCGGCACAATGACACATGAATAAGGATTTACCAACACCTGTACCTGCAAGAACTACATTAAGAGTTTTCTTACTTAGTCCGCCCTTGGTAATCTTGTTAAGCATATCAAGGTCGAATTTTATTTTCTCTTCTACTTTGTGATAAAACTCATAGCGTTCATCAGAATCAGTAAGATAGGAATGCCCAACATGATTATCGAAACTAACGCCAAGAGCATCTGATAATAACGATGGAATTGCGTCATCCTGTCTCTCTTTGTCTCTTCCATCGATAATTGCGATTGAGTCCAAGATGGCATTGTAGACTGCTTTCTTTTTGCAGAAGGATTCTGTTTCATTGAGTAACCACTCCTTATTTGTATCTTGTTTATTAAGATTTCCGATCATCTTCATAGTATCATTAAAGTCAGAATCACCGATATCTTTGCGATTACCAACTTCAATTTGAAGAATCTCTTGTGTTATTGGTTTATTATATTTTTCGAAGAACTTATTGATCTCTTCGAATGTAATTGCTTCTTTTCTATCAGAAAAATACTTCTTAGACAAGAATGGAATAACTTGTCTTGCATACTCTTCATCATGAATAAGATTACTAAGTATTACATTTTCAATTCTCATCAACACCACCTGAATAAACTAAATCATTATTCTTAACGCCATCACTTAGCATCTGCATAAGGACGTCACCAATAAGAGTCTCAAACTCTTGTTTATCAGAGTCTTCAATCTTAGATTCTATTATATCATAATGGTACTTTAAAGTTAAATTATCTTGCTCTTTGTTTTCAATAAGTTCTGTCTTACCTAAGACATACTTAACACCAGCAAATTTTCCTTCAGTTAAAGTTATTGAATACTGGTTAGTACCATATGGTTCAGTCTCATATTGGATTCTATGCAGCAATTTCATCGTCCTCAATTGCAGCTAATTCTGCTTCAATATCAGAATCAGATAAGATATTACCATGTGCGATTTGATAACGATCTTTAATAGCATCTTGGAATGATTTATCAGTTAGTAATTGTAACCAGAACTCTTTTGAATCAGTCTCTTTGATTCTCCATTTCTTTTCTTCTATTTCACCAGTTGTTGTATTAACTCGACTGAACCAGCCAACAGATGGCTTAATAACATGACCAGTTTCCAAAGCCATATCAAGCAAACCACTCCAACGGCTAATACCGCCATCAAACTTAACAGTAACAGGTATCTTAGATTTTTCTCGGACATATCGAGATTTCTCCACATTAATAATAAAATTATAACCAGATAATTCAGTACCTTCTTTTTCTTGTTGACGACCTAGAATAAAGATATTGTCTGCAGAATAATAAGAACCAGTACCACCACCAACTACAGGTTTTGCATACATTTCCATAGTCATATATGTATGATTAACAACTACCATAGGAATATCTTTAAGAGTTAGATGCGGTGTTACCATACGGAATAATGATTTAATTTGTTTTGCTCTTGACATGTCAGCAACTGATTTACCGTCTAAAGCATCTTCAACTTCTTTCTTAGAAGCAAGATTACCGATAGAATCAATGATAATCATAACACGATCACCACGTTCGATTCCTTCAAGTTGTTTCATAATATCGAATTTAAGTTGTTCGACATCTGTAATAGGAGTATGAACCACACGTTCTGTGTCGATACCAAATGAATCAAAATATGATTGAGGTGTACCAAACTCTGAATCATAGAATAAAAGAACTGCATCTTCATACTTAGCCATATAAGCATTAGCCATTAATAAAGAGAATGCAGTTTTAAAATGTTTTGAAGGACCTGCCCACATTGTTAGGCCTGGAGTTAAACCTCCATCTAGTCTGCCTGATAACGCGATATTAATAGCAGGAATAGATGTTGGAATCATATCCTTCTTTGTAAAGAATTTAGATTTGGATAGAATCTCCGAATCTTTGATTGTTGAATTACTTTTGATCTTATCTAATAGTCCCATGTTTTTTCCTTATAAAATTTCTGGATGATTCTTTTTAATATTAATTAAACCCTTACGTCGCATTTCGCGAATAATTTTTTCTTTATCTTTTTTTCGTTGAGTTTTATCCAATAAATCTGCAAGACGAGGTACAGTAAGACCTCTTAATCTTGGTTTACCGCTTTTATATGTCATTGGATTGTTATGACGTTTTGACGGATGAATTCTTGCTTTATTACCTGGTTGAGCCATGTTATTCTCCTATTTTTTTGAATGTGGTACATCAAATACAAAAGTTACTCTAACTTCATCGCCAATAACTTCTGTACCGTGCATAAGTTTATTATTAAACCATAAGAGAGTACCTGGTTCTACAACAACTGATTCTCCACCTACAGTATATCTATATTTACCTTTAATAGCTAGGTGATACCTATTTCGCGTTTGATAGTACTTTCCTT